GAAGATATTAGTTTTATCGATCCTAAGACTATGCAGGTTAGATGCACATTTAATGGGTGCGTTGATAAATTTACTGTTGAGGATTTTGAAGTATTTGTTACTGATAAGGGAAAAGACTTCGTATCAGCATTCCATGCTTGTAACGAATGCGGGCAACGAGTTAAAGCTAAGGGAGACGGTTCTCGAGCATATAAGAAATGGAGAGAAGTGATGAGTCAAAAAGATCCAGCTACTCTTGATCCTAATACATTGGCTAAATTACACTACGGGTTGGGAACATAATGAATAAATGGATTGAAAAGTTATTTGGTATTGACAAGATTAGAGCAGAAGCAGAACGATCTATAGGTATCGCAGCCGAAGCTGCTGAAACAGCCAAAGCAGCCACTGCCGCTGCTGAACGTGCTACAGAAGCAGAAACGCAGGCCAAACTATCACCAAAAGAACGTGCAACACGTAAAAAAGAACCTTGGGTGGGTGTACTCGAAACACATGTCAATAAAGATAATGTGCGTAATGGCTTTTTTGAACTTGACTGGAACGACCTTTTTGTGTTAAAATTAAAGCAAGAGGGATACGGTGAAGACGGAGACAAGGACGAAGAAATCATAGATCGTTGGTTCCGTGAACTGTGTGCTAATGTAGTAGTTGATGGCGATTTTGGCGGTCCTGTAAACACAGGCCTAATTGATATTAAAACAGTAAAGAAAGACAATCTATGAATTATATCTTAGTTGATACAGCAAACACATTCTTTCGTGCTCGTCACGTTATCAACGGTGACGCTGATATCAAACTAGGCATGGCATTTCACATCACATTAAACAGTATTCGCAAGGCTTGGCAGCAGTTTGAAGGCAGTCATGTCATATTCTGTTTAGAGGGACGTAGCTGGCGTAAAGACTATTATACTCCTTACAAAGCTCAACGTGCTGCTCAACGTGCCGCACACACAGAAAAAGAAGCAGACGAAGAAAAAATCTTTTGGGAAGCATTTGATACATTCAAAGACTTTATCACAGATAAGACCAACTGTACTGTGCTACAAAATCCGCAGTTAGAAGCAGATGATTTAATTGCTGGTTGGATACAAACACATCCAAATGACAAACACGTGATTATCAGCACAGACACAGACTTTGTCCAATTAATTGCACCCAATGTCACACAGTACAACGGTGTAATGGAAACCACTATCACACACCAAGGAATCTTTGATGACAAAGGCAAACCGGTCATTGACAAGAAAACACAAGAGCCCAAGCCAGCCCCTAATCCAGAATGGCTCCTGTTCGAAAAATGTATGCGTGGTGATACCAGTGATAATGTCTTCTCAGCGTATCCGGGTGTACGTACTAAAGGCACAAGCAAAAAAGTGGGTCTTACTGAAGCGTTCGAAGATCGTACAAGCAAAGGATATGCGTGGAACAATCTCATGCTTCAGAGATGGTCTGACCACAATGGTGTAGAACATCGTGTGTTAGAAGATTATGAACGCAATCGTCGACTTATCGATTTAACACATCAGCCTGATAACATCAAAGAGATAATTGTAAACACCATTACTACTGCTACTGCCGAACAAAAGAATGTGAGTCAAGTTGGTATAAGATTAATCAAGTTCTGTAATCTGTGGGATTTGAAAAAGATTGCTGATCAGGCACAGAGTTATGCAGAACCACTCAATGCGAGATACGTGAATGAAACTCAAACCTTGTCAGTATGAAGACACCTGTGAAATTAAAACAGACACCTGTTGGGAGAAAACAATGACAGACATACATGCTAAACCTATCATAGCAAATAAATTTTGGATCGTAGAATCGAATGGAGAGAAGATTGCTACTCTAAGAAAAGATGATGACAATAGATTTTTCATGAGCAATGAAGAAGGTGTAAAGATTTATGACACCAAAGATAGTTTAACTAAACAATTTGGTAAAAAGTTTTTCACGGTAAAGATTGTTAAAGAAGCCGACACATCATTGCCTAATGAAGTGCATGGATATGCCACTAGTGCCGAGCCGCACAATGCCATGTTTGACATTCGTAAGAAACTTCCTCTATTCACAAAGAGCAGTGATTCCAAGAGCCTATACTGTGCAGGGTACTATTGTATAAAGTTTGAGAAGGGATGGGTCAAGAGCTTTTGTCCTAAAAAAATCACTCTTGAAAGATATGCTTACAAAGGACCATTCAAGACTGATCTAGAAATGAAACAGGTATTGGCTAATGTCACAAAATAACTTACCAGATACATTACCAACTATACAGAAGCTTATCCAACGCACTCAGGTGGCAGAACGTAGCCAGCAGAAAGAAATACGTATGAGTTTACAAGAAGCACGTGAACTAACTGCAGAGTTAGCACTGATGACTGCGAAGTTAGGTAAAACTGTTAGCGAAATACATCAAATGCTGGCAGTAATCAAAGAATCTACTACACAAATAGACGTTAAATTCGACGGCGGTCAGTTCTAAAAAAAAACATAAATATATACGTGGTTAATTAGGAACACGTATATGAGCAGACCCAAACCAAAAATTCTTTTAGAATATGCTAGTAAGGAAACCTACAAGATTGAGCAGATTCTTGACTCGGAAGCTATCTGGGCTGTGTTCTATAACGGCCAACCATTCAATCTCAAAAGCGGTAGTCTTGTAGCCAGCTATCCGGGACCAAAATATAAAAAAGTTTCATTTTCAAATCCCGGTCACGCACACAATCTTGCTAAAAAATTGAACAGACTGTTTAAGACCAAAGACTTCGCAGTTTTCAAACTCACCTCTGGCGAAGAGATTAAATGATATGAACAAAGATGCCTATACCAAGGCGTTCTTACAGGCAGCAGAACTACCCGTCAATGAAAAAAATATCAAAGACTATAAAGCCTTATGGTGGTGGAGTTTTAGAAATAAAAAACAAGGAGGATTGAGATTGACTGACCAGGCCTTGGAATTCATTGAAGAGTATGCTAAAATAAAAACTTACAAGATAGAGTTTCCCAAAGAATTTGCATTTACTCCGCAAGTGCTACTTTGGTTAGATAATTATATTGATTCACCATTTTTTGTCAATAAAAAACACATCATAGTAATGAAAGAAAAAGCTGCTTTTGAACTGTATCTGCTCAGTGGAGATGTTAGAAAGCTAGGGCACAACAGAGCCATGAGCAAAAGACTTAGCCAAGAATCCACCCCCAAATAATCCCACCGTATAAATATTTTCACTATGTTTGACCTTAATCCAATGGACGTACTACAACAGCGCAAGCTGAAGACTGTAGCTCCACATTTCACTGAATTGAATATCACAGATTCTGAGATATTTGAAGGCATTGAAGACTGGATCAAGATCAAGCTCAAAGGCAGATATTATATCTGTAAAAAGCCTGCTCTGGATAAGAGTGGAAATTTGAGATCTTCACATTTTGTAGGTTTCGAAGATCAAAAAGAATTAACCTATTTCATGCTTGCATGCCCACACCTAAGGAGAAACTAATGTCAGAAGAAGTTAACAAACAAGTCGTAGAGACACCAGCCGAAGCAGCGCCTGCGGCAACAGATACACCAGCAGCACAAGGTCCTGATTTAAATATCAGCGATCTGCTAGCTGTGAAAAATATCATCGAAGTTGCAACAAGCAGAGGAGCGTTCAAAGCAGCAGAATTGGAAGCAGTTGGTAAAAGTTTCAACAAACTAAATTCCTTCCTTGAAGCTGTATCTAAAAAGGAAGCCTAAATGAGAAGCTTAAAACACATAGGTAGAATTCAAAACACAGGTGCCAAGGTATTGGTAGTGTTTAGAACTCTGCCAGGAGAGTCAAATATGGCTCTAGTATTACCTGTGGCTCAACTGCCAGATCAATATCATGATTCGATCATGACATTGGTAGAAACTGATCAGGCTCAGGAAGCATTTGAGTTTGGCGAGATGATGCACATACGTCCATTTCCGGATGGCAGGCCCATGCTGAGAGCCATGCAGGCCGATAATAGATTGATCAAAGTGCCTACAGATTCAGTGATGATGACTCCAACTACCAATGATACTGTACTGTTGGCTAACCTAAACACGTTGATAGCAGAACAGAAGAATTGTACTGTGGATGATTTATGCACATTTGTAGCGGGTGCGCCTACAGAAGTTAAAGAGGCAACACCCGCAGTTGACTCCGATATCCCTGCGCCAGTAAGAGCACAGGCCACGTCAGATACTGCACTAACTGACAAGGATCTAGCAAAATCATATCGCAGTCAAGCTGATGCCATGTACAAAGAAGCAGCAAGATTGCGTAAAGAAGCAGAAGATCTCGATCCCACAGTTAAGAAAGTCAAAAAGGTAGAAGAAACTGCTGATGCCTAATCCTTTGTTCAAACCTCCACGCCATCTTGTGAAAGAATGGCCGGAGGTTTTTGAAGATCTTTATATGAACACCATGCCTGTGGCGTATCTAGATTCGGTACGATTAGATTTTACAGATGGTAGAGTATGGGAGATCAACGTCAAACACGAACTAGATACACAAACTGCTGAAGGAATTGCAGATGTGTTGATTAGTACACTTCAAGAATACAAAGATGAAATCAAAAAAATAGATTTTAAAGTTGATGTAGAAAGACTTAAGAAAGACATAACGGATTCATCTAAAAATATTTTCTAGTATTTCCATAATGAATAACTTTGTGTTCGTCTGAAACAAAAGTTCTCCAAGGGTCCACAACAACGGACCCTTTCTCTATTGTGCAATACAAATTCTGAGTTTCTTCAAACCCACGATATTCGTAGGTAACTTTTTTATTGTGAGCTAACAGTATCACCCCTTTAATAGATACCGTTACATCATCACCAGTTAACGGATCTATGTACATCGGAGTAATCCCAAAATTGTGTTCTAGATAATGCCCAACTAACAGGCTGTAACTACCGTCACAATATTCCACTCCGGGCTTGTATGCTTTGCCGTGGATGTACACTGGCAGGTTACCTGCCTTTTCTGATTCTATTGCAAGAAACTTAGCTAGATTTTTAGCCTGTATTTCTCTAGCATTCATCACTGCATCGAATAGATCATATCCTAAGTCTAGTTCTTGCGCCATGTAACGCAAGGCAATGTTATCTCTAGGATGACAACCACCGCCGTCACCCATTCCGGCGGTCATATATTGCGGTCCCATGATGCGCATGGTCGAGTTTGACAGTGCTGCTGTTACTACATCTACATTTATATTACCTTGCTTCATGGCAACGTCCTGTATCATGTTAACTAGTCCAATCTTTGTACTGATGAAAGTATTATAGAAAACTTTGATACACTCACATTCGTCCCAGGTACCTATAACATAGCGTGGATTATTTTCCATAATAGAATTGTAAAACTCTACTAATTGTTTTGCATCACCGGTTTCGGTGCCGTCCTCGGTGCCGATCATAACCATTTCAGGATTAACCATATCCCATGCTACACTGCCCATTGCTATAAGATACGGATTGTAAATAAATCTAGCATTTGAAATCAGTTGTATAAATTCTCGACGAGTAGTACCTGGTAATACTGTGGATATAAGAACTAACAATTGATTCTTGGTCATGTACTTGTTGGCTTCGATCAGACATTCTTTTACTATATTATAGTTAAAATCTTTAGGGGAAAGATGTGCAGTAGGTGTTCTTCCATCGTATTCTAGATCATGTGGTGTTGGCACTGCGATGAAAACAATATCTTTATCTTGTACAACTTCTTTTACTGTCTTACAAATGTTAACCATAGTAGGATCCACAAGCCTAACATCATAGCCGCTAACAGCGTGTCCTTTTTTAAGGATTGCCTCTGCACAAGGTAGTCCTAGTTTACCCAAACCAATAAATCCGATCTGCATTGAATGCTCCTAATAAATACTCAGATTATTTATTGCTCATATATTAATGCCTAAAATTTTAAATTCTCTCAAAGACAATGACTATTTGGTCAACACCAGCCACACCTGTTTCACTATATTAGTTGACCAAATTTTAAATCAAGAAGGCATCGATCCGAAAAAATTTCGATATGTGCATGGTCTATTACAATATCCTAAATGGCACAACAACTCTGATATATTCCAATATGTTTCACAAGAATGTATCCAGCAACTACAACAAAAAGAAATATTTTTTATCTTCGATGCTAGCACAGAAGGGTTCAGTCCAATCTATCAGCAGCCATTTTTTGACATGCTATACTATAATTGTAAAAAATATAGCGTAAGCCCCGAACAGGTTATTTTTGTTTCTGCAAACTTGCAAGATGAAAAAAATATGCAGGAGCATTGTGCTGTTCATAACCGACCACCTCTGCGTGTATTTTCATTTCCGTCATTTGAAATGGTAATGACTACCATTAAAGAAAAAAATCAGTATGTTGCAGATGTTCGTAAAAATGTAGAGGCTAATTACCAAGACAAATATTTTTCAAGTCTCAGCAGACGAAATCGACAATATAGAACCACAGCAACATTTTTGTTGTGCCAAGAATCAATAAGCCAACGTGGGTTAATTAGTCATGATAAAATACCTAGAAACATAAATGTTGACGCCTGGAAACAGTATCATTCCTTGGACACTTTCTCAGACAAGCAGATCAAAAGATGGTTTAAAACTTTGCCTAGAACCATAGACTACACCAATTTTAAAATAAATTGGGCCATCGATACACCGTTTGAACATATTCATACCCAAACTATTTTTCAAATCGTAAACGAAACCGAAATGGAAAATTATAACAATACCGCATTGTTTCTCAGTGAAAAAACTTTTAGACCAATTTCACAACTTCAACCTTTTGTGATCTACGGTCAACAAGGTTCAAACAAGTTGTTAAAAGAATTGGGATATCAGATATACGATGAATGGTTTGATCTTGATTTTGATTCCGAACCAGATAATATACTGAGATATAAAAAACTATTACTTGCGGTGATTGATGCCTGCTCTAAATTAGATTCCATGTCTCGAGATCAACAAATCGAGTGGAGATTTAAAAATACTGCACTACTGTTGCACAACTATAAAACTATGTGTGAACAAACATACAGTAGAATAAAACTCAAACATTTTTTTAAAAATATATTTTTATGATCACTAGACCAGTAAAAAGACTGTTTGCATTTGGATGCAGTTTCACTAAGTATTTCTGGTCCTGTTGGCCAGAGATAGTAGGAGAGGATTTAGATATTCCATTTTATAACTACGGACAATCAGGGGCGGGTAATCAATATATCGCTAATATGATTGCACAGGCCAATGCCGTACATAAATTTACCCCTGATGATTTGATTATGGTATGCTGGACCAATGTGTGTAGAGAAGATAAATGGCATAACGGACAGTGGGCCACACCAGGCAACATCTACACACAAAATATTTACAGCAACGACTATGTTGAGAACTGGGCCGACCCTCTGGGATATTTAATACGAGATGCTGCAACTATAGCGTTAACAAACGGATATCTGCAGGATATCAACTGTCAATATCATTTTTTCTCAATGTGTGAATTACAGGATCATTTTGATTTAAATGAGAAACGCGATGTTCCGGATAATGTAAGAAATCATTATATACAGATATGCGACATGTATAAAGAAATTTTAGATATGCCGAGCTTTTTCAATATTCTTTGGCACAATGACATTCATCTACATAAATTTAAACCTCAAAAATTATTGTTTAACTCATACTTCGATGACGGACATGCTACACCGTTGGACCATTTAGATTTTTTAAAATTGATGTTTCCTACCCATCAGTTTAAAAACAGCACTATAGAAAAAGTACAACTCTCAAATACCAATTTAAACAATTTCATTCAAAGCCAAATTAAAAAAATGAAGAGAAGATTTGCTATATATGAACTGCCAGACGATGTATTAAAGGTGTTGTTGAAAGAGAGTTTGATCAAACAGGCTGAGCCACACACTATTGTATGAAAATTTATAGACGTCCCATTATTGATGAATTAATGGCCAGCTACCAGGCACATTTTCTTCCCTTTGATTTAGAAGAAGATCTATGGACTTTCACAGATAGTATGCGTGATGCTGACGTCATAGCAGTATTAACCAAATACGGCATATCAGAAATACAGAAACAGATAGATTGTATACGCCCATATTATACCAATCAGACCATAGTGATTATCAGTTTGTTTCACATTGACACAGCAACAGATATAAAACAATCACACGATTATCAGATCGAATTATGGAGGCAGTTAACTGATAATGTAGTAATCATTCATTCCAATCGAGAAAATAAAAATCAAATTTTTTATGATATACTATGGAATCGTAGTAAATGTTATTTCACTGATTATACCAATCACAATCTCAATGAAAGAACGTGGACTTGGGGCACTACATCTAATATGTATACGTTAACAGCCATTGAAAAAAAAGGAGAACTAAAGCAGTTTGTATCTCCAAATAGGATATACTACGATGATGAAAAAACTATCAATCATCCAAGAATTCTTGCAAGACTTCAACTGAAAAAATTATTAGACTCTCGTAACGGTTTTATCAGCGATCCTCAAAAAGGGTTGGCGTTAGAACCCGAAGAGGCAACAATGGTCAGTACTATTCTAGGCGGACAGGGTGGGACATGGTTACCGGTAGCCAATCGGTATTATAATGCCAGCTATGTCAGTATCTACATAGAAACTATAACTACAGGCATCGCCACAAAAACGATCACAGAAAAAACTTGGGACCCATTAATTAAAGGGCATTTTATACTGCCTTATGGATACTCTGGATTAATCTCGGACATACGTGAGTACGGATTTATCTTACCGGATTGGATTGATTACACGTATGATCAAGTTGACGATGATACCGCTAGATGGGAGATGTACGCGAAAAGTGTAGAGAAAGTGTTGTCTAAATCCATTCCAGAACTTCAACAACTATTCGATGAATATACACCAATTCTCGAGCATAATAGAAATTTATTCTTTACCAGACCGTATGATACATTGTATGATAAGATCAAACAATTTAGAGCAGCGCACATTGCTGGTAAAAATCTTTCATAGCCGGAAACGTTTCTAGAAAATTCGTTCCTCGTCTGCGGTCATATTCCTTAAACCAATTAAAGAAGTCTCGTTTGCCTTCTAACAGCTTTTCTGGGGTATAGATAGCTGATTCCATGTATTTTACAACTCTTTCAAATTTAGCATACTCTAAGTCGTTGAATTTACTGCGGTTTTTATCGTCTAGATTGGCTAGAATGAAGTCTAGATGTCTTATCATGTAGGGCATAAACTCATCCTTAGGCAGAATATTCATATCGTACTGCAGGGGTTCTTTCAAATAGGGTGTATCAAAGCGCACTCGCTGCCATTTGTTCTGTTCAAATCCGTTGTACTTCTCACGCCATTCTAGGATTTTTTCTAATAGACTTTGAAAGTTAGTCACTGTGAGTATATTAAAAGTTATCATAAATGTTATAGGCAACTGTGTTTTTGTTAGGTATGTATCTAAATTACGCTCCCACACAGTTAGATCCAATCCGGTACGAATATATTCTGCAGGAGCTCCCCAAGTATCCATACTGGTAAAAATTTTAAAATCCTTGATACAACCGTTGGCAATCAAATTATTAACTTTTTCTACTAGCCTATCGATTAGGATTGGTTTGACTCCAAAATTTGTATTGATGTTTAATTCAAGTTCGGGTAACGGATTGATTGCTAGATCATCTAACAATTTCCATGTACTAGATTGTAATAATGGTTCTCCGCCAGTTATGCGTAAAATAGTTAAGGTCTTACTAACCTCAGGCCACCAACGCCACCATGCTTCTACATATGGATTAGATTCTTCTTCATAAACTTGAAACCAGTTGATGTCATTGCGATGATTCTTGACCATATCATACGGACCATGATCTTTGATCTCTTTGTAGTAAGCACTGCTGTGTTTAGGATGGCAGTATCCGCATTTAAAGTTGCATTCATTACCGAAACTAACTTCGATATACTGCGGATTAATATTTTGATCCCAATCGCCATCTTTGATCTGCTGAAATCGTTGATCTGTATAGATTGTCGAGTTGCGTTCTTTACGATCGCTAACGTATTCGTCACCCATAGCTTCGATATTCCAGCAGTAATTACAGCCCTTGGGTTTTCCACCGTTGAGCATTTCCAACCGTTCGTGTTTTTTTTGATTGGTATTATGTAACGCACTTGCATCTATAATAATCTCATCTAAGGGAATTTTATGAGGTGCTGGATGATAGCAACTGTGTGTTTCGCCTGTTTGCAAATAGATAGTCGTATGGTGCCATTTGGCCATACAGAACGTAGGCGAAATCTCATTCATGATAGGAATGAACTTTTGTATTCTAGCCTTATCGTCCACTTATTCTTTCCTTAGCTGCATCAAATTGTATTTGTAACCAATCAAAATCATTAATTAATTTAAGGGTCCGCGGATCATTTTTATTATGCTCTCCGAAAGATTTTCCACCTTCGGCACCTAGATAAGAATAAAATCCAAAAGGAACATTATCATTAAGTTTACACCACGCATCTAATCGCTGTTGTGTTTCAGTATCGTCTTGTCTATCTATGGTCCTGCTGGCTAATTTACAGCATTCTCTAAAAGCACTTTTCCATGTATTAAAGGGATCTGTGTTAAATGCTGTGATGTTACTGACTTCTGGCATGGCCTTAAACAAAGAACTAATGCTTGTGGTCATATCGGGCTTAGATACATCCATATTTTGAGTAAGAGCCTTAGGTAAAAGTTTTACGCCACCGTATCCGTATTCTAATCCATTTATAAGATTTTTACTACGCCACACATGCACACATTCTAAATCTTCCTTGGGCACCACATGATCAAAATTAAAACTATCTAGTATCTCGGCGTCAGCATCGACTACCCAAAACATTTTAGTAAAACTATTTTTAGCCGCAACAATATGTGCCTGATGTATACCTTTAATCCCGTGTACTCGTTGTGCTCTAGGAAATCTCTTAGACAGTGCTTCGAAATTCTTATCTGCGGTGGGTTCTTGATAGCTTATAAAAATTATATCGTACATTGCTGATAATAGGTTGCGTTAAGGTTAATAGTTTCGTCGTACAGGTCTAATATATATTTGCTTTGTTTAGAATCTAACCAAGGCCAATCCAGCCCAAGTTGTTGTTTAATTTTTACACCTAACATCTGTGCATCTTGTTCTACGCATGAATGATCAACATTGTTCTCATACACAGTTCGAAGAATCTCAAAATCACGTACATCAACATAATTCCAGTTTGTACAGTTAGTCATCCAAGTTCCCATGCGAGCTCCGAGAATAGCGTATTCACCATTTTCTTCGTGAGCTCCAACAGTGCTCCACATACGCAGTCTATGAATATTATGCCACCAGATGCGTTGTTTAATTTCTTGAGGAGGAACTTTAACTCCGTCAAGCAAGGTCATCTTTACACCTTCGCGGAATCCTGCTCTCCATGCTTGGAATGGGCTTCCTGTAATTATGCTTTCGCTGTAGACTCTAGGGAAATTGCGATATCCATCTTCCCAACAAAAGTCTACTTGGCCTCGATCACTTTCTGAATTTTCATGAGTCTTCATGTTGAGAACAAAGTCTTTCTTCCAGATTTTTATTCCGCCATTGCCGTATCTGAGACCATTTATTTTATTTCGACCGCACCATCCGTAGACTTGAATCTTAGGGTCTTTCATATCTAAATCAAGATCAAAGAACTTAGGATCTACTATGTTATCAGCATCTACGGTTATGAACCATTCCGTTTCTACTAACTCTGCTGCGGCTTTATGTGCATGGTCGCTGCCTTTCACTCCATGAACACGTTTGGCCCAAGGAGCTTTAGAAACCAGATCAGCATAATGCAATTCTGCATTAGGCTCATCATAACTTAAAAATACTATATCAAATTCTACTATTTTCATTTATATTCAATCACATATTTCTTAAAGATTCGTCTAGTATATACACTAAATTTAGTAAAATTAATGTTAGGTATTATTTTTGCGGTACCTAATAGTTCATTGATTTTTACAGATACAGTCTCTAAAAGCACATTTGGATCATTGTAGTCTGTGATAAAAAACAACATTTCGGTATCACCATCCCAAACTATGTTGCGTTTTTTGAGACCGGCACGTGATTTTTTAGTACCACCGTATTCCACAGATAGCTCTATCTTTAGACAGTTAGTTTTTGAATCATGTTTGAGATAAACATCATGCAGTTTTAATTCAGAATCTTTCTTACTGATAATCCTATGTAAGACATCGTCTATTTTAAAAACACTTTTTATTTCAGCGATTTCTACAGTATTAGAATTAATATCCACTACACAATTGCTAATTTTCACTTCTGCATTTATTATAGATAGAGCTAATTCATCGTCAATAGGAATCTTGTTTTTTTCATTTACAAATGCATGACTAGGGCCAACACTTAGGACCAAGCCTGTGTTTGGATCAAATACAGCTACAAACTGTACCGGCGGTAATTCGTAATTCAGATACCATTGATCAAAATCAATTAATTTTTCCATGCTATTTCCTCGAGAATTGAAATCATTTCACGATTCATTTTGTCTTTTTCAACATAATGAACAATATCCTGCTGCTGATAATTTCCTATTTTCAGCTGTCCTTTTTTATTCAAATAAAATCCCACATGATCACTCCATGCATCTGCAGGCCATGGCCAATTTTGAATCATAGGTTTCATATGCACCACTCGAGGAAAATCTAAATCATAGGATATAACATCAGTGATATCTAACAGCTTTGCTGCTAGAGCAAATGCTTCATCCGTTCCTAGTATCTTAGGCTTATATTCTGATAAAAACATGTTGGAAAACTCCACGGGGTTTTTAATTATATCTCTACCAAGATCAAAAAATTCTTTAGCTAGCTCGCTGTCTTTTTTAAAGAAAGTATAGAAGCTGTATAGATTAGGTAGTTGATTTTTTATAAAGGTCTTGCGATAATGTTGGTCAACGACTGTCTCGCCTCTATAGGTAAAGCTCTTGTTTGCGATATATAATTCACTGTTTTCGATAAAATATTCAGCCCAATGGCTGTAGTCTCTCAAGAACAACATGTCTGCATCTAAACATACCGTGTTGTCAAAGGGACTAAGTTGATCCATCCACGACCGGCCGTCCCAAAATGTTTCTTGATCCCATTCTATGACATGATCAAACACCCAATCGCTTTTGATATTCTGTAATTTTTGTTTGTTGCCTATAACTAATGCAACTTGATCAAACCCTGGACGCTGTGTATTTTTTATACTCAATGCAAGTCCATAAGCTAATTGCACATAGTCAATGGTTTCGTGTTCAGCCACTATAATTAGATAACCAAATTTCATACAAGGTCCATTAATTTTGAAATATGTCTTACTATGCTTTGTTTATTCATAATGTGTATGTCTGTGTCCTTGAGAGTAGCTGCACAAAAATTTGCATCTAATTTGTGAGATACCAACACAGTAAGTTTATCTTGATCTACATCATGTAGTATGTCTTTGTCTAGCAGCGTTAGTACTGGAGGTAAACATACTGTATCTATGTTTTCAAAACCATCTAAAATATGTTTGGCTATGCTGAATGCAACATCATTTCTGTATTGTTTTGAGTCAAATCTATATGTGTCAGCAAAATATTGATAGTTGTCTAGTATGATCTGAACAAGATCAAAAAATAATTTAGTATACGAATTTTTTGTAAACATCACAGTTGTGGCCCAATACAATTTAGTCCCAACCTCTGATATGTAACGGTCGCAATAGCCCAGTCTGTTATTATCATAGATGTCATTGATGCTTTCGCCTATTAGTATATCATGGTCAACATCCCAATATTCTCCGAGGGTCTTTGAGAATATAAAAAAATCTGCGTCTATCATCAGTGTTCTATCGTAGGGTGTTTGTTTCCAGGCAGAATATCTGTTACCATTCATAAATGTCACAGTGCTATACTCGGCGCCGTCGTGCAGTCTGCGATAGTTATTTGCTGGAGGTCTTGGTACGATAATGATATTTTCAAATACTTCTTGTGCTTTGTCGTATATTTTTGATTCGTGCATCCAATCGACTGTAGATTGATCAGTGACCAAAGAAGCAGGCACCTGTAATTGTTTTTTAGCTAGGCCGCCAGCTACAATACTCATCAGGGCATAGTCCACTGACCTATTGTTGTGAGCATAGATTAAAATACCTTTGGTCATTGTGCTAATAACTTTTCAACAGATCTACTTTTTTTAAGATTTTGATCAGCTTCAAAATATTCATTAGTAGCTTCAAAGTATCTAGAAAATATTTCATCTCTAAACTCTTCTAGATTAGGTATGAGAATAGGATTTTGATTAGAATCTAACAATACCACTGATGTAGTTCTACCTTTGAGGATTAAGATTTCTACAAATGTTAACAGAGTCTGATTGATGTGAAAAAGCCCGCCCTGAAAACCAAAAGTTAATTTGGCAGCATTTTTTTCTTTAAGGACTTTTTTCTGAATTGAAAATGTTTGCTTGTAGTTAGCAAAATCCAGAGCCTGTTTAAGTTGCTCTTGCATGTTTTCTCCTTGATTATCTGCGCACTTTATTTAGTGGCTGACAATAGACTAGAGAAGAATTACGAAGTTATGATATGGCGCTGACCGAAACTGTAGGTAATGTAACAGCAAAGTTTCCAGTACCTAGTGGGACTAGTATGCCGGTGGCATACAAGGCAGATACAGAAACTGTGAATGTGCCATCTACAGAATCAGTGTAGTCTGGCACAGGATTCGAAGGATGTTGACCTGGGTCTACATAATTATCAACAAATTCTATGTGCCATTCGCCCTGGGAGGCTGATCCACTGGAATTAGAATTAGACACGGCATCAGTGGTTCTGGCATAGATTTTATAACTGTTTGACCCATAAGGTGATGAACCAGATAAAGAATACCATAGTTGTCTTGAGTTAGAACATCTGAACCAATTTTGTCCGTCATTAGGTGCTACCCCTGCAGCCGGTGTTTGAGCAGCAAATGTACGTGTGCCGGCTGTGCTTAGAATCGAAGACCAAGTGTTGTTCTGAGAGCTACCTGTGCCACCCGAACGAACAGCTGTGATTCTCAGTTGACCACCACTGTTCCAAAAATGCCTAGCAGCGGCAGCAGTAGGCCATGTGGCTGTGATTGTGCAGGTGATAAGACTGGTCCAATTAGTTCCGTATATTCCGGGCCATGTGGTTGACGATGCAGCATACGACTGCACCGCAGATTGACTACCTGCTACTGTGAATCTGTTGGCATTGATAGTATTAACTAATGCAGTATAACTGGATACCGGAGATGTTGTGGCGTTGAATTTAATTACATCGTGTTCTGCCACAGATACAGGAGTAGGAGCTGTGCCAAATATATGAGTGTGTGCATTGATAATATCGTTGCGAAGCTGAGTAATTTGAGTTGCTGTGACTTTGGTTCCCTCTGATACTGCGGAACTGATCACTGTCTGACCCCACCCTGAATCAGCAGTACCTGTTCCTATGATATTGGCAAGAGGTCCTCTAATATTATTGTAATCTGTAGCGGTGATTTTATCATTTACAGCCATGTGTTATCTCTTAAGTTATAATGTATTTAAATTATCAACTGCCTGAGATGGCTGAAAGTGAATATACTGGGCTGGTAATAGTAAAAGATCCAGACGGTACTAAACTACCCGTTGCTTTGAGTTCAGTTACATCAATACTTAAAGTTCCATCCACACTATCACCGGGTGGTTCTACATTACCAGTTGCTACGTCTGGATCTACATAGCTATCGGCCAATGTTGCGCGGATAGTTAATACTGTGGCTGTACCAGTAGAGTTATTGGCAACATCTGTTTTGGCTTCTAATCTGAAATAATTGGCAGAATATGCAGTGCTCAAAGATCCTTGATAGTAGGTTTGATAACTGTTAGTTAATGTGTAATAATTTATCAGTGGGTTTGTGTCAGCGCCAAACGATTGTATGCCTGCCGAAGCAAGAAATTGAACCCATGCATTATATTGCTGTGAGCCTGATCCCCCAGTTAATGATGCTGATAATCTAACTTTACCACCACTATTGAAAAAATGTCTAGCCTGGTCACTGGTTGCGAATGTAGCTGTTAGTGTAAGACTAACAGAAGTTGACCATGCAGTAGAATAGGTAGCTGTGCCTTTAGAAGATATAACAGATTGTGAACCGTCTATTTTAAATCGGTTTGCTAGGGCTATTTCTAAAAGAGTATCATAGTTACTGTTGGGAGAAGCTGCTCCGAACCCAATAGGATCTCCAACATTTACTGTTACAATGCTTGGAATCACACCGTCTTGGTGTAGTCTTATATTAACAATATCGTATCGCAATAAATCCCATTGTGCTTTGTAAATTTCGTTTCCAGTAAACACGTCAGAACTTTGCACAGTTTGACCATAGCCTAGTGTGCCAGAACCAGGGCCTATCATCGATTCTGCTTTATCTTGAATGGCTACATACTGTGCAGCAAAGACGTTGGTTCCCGAAGTCATTATAACACCAATGCTTCTATTACGCTAATACTATCCGAACCAGTTGACTCGAGTGCCACTGCAAACACATTGGCATAATTGCCATGTGCTGCAATCGCTGCACCTCTTGGCCCAGCTACTAACCGATCGCCCTTTCTAACTGAACCGTATACCTTGCATGGTACTCTACCTTTTAGAGCAATATAAGTGCCACCTTGTAATTCACTGTTCATCATATAGGCTGGATTAGCAGATACCACTCCAATAGCACGGGTGTTAACATCTGCAGCAGTAACTTCTTTTTCACCGCCTATCATTACCACGGTGAAAAAGAA